TGATAAATAACCACGCAATCCATTTGTTCTTACCCGTTACATTTGCAACCAACATAAAACAAATTGCTGGTATTGCAAACATCATCGCTAAAATTGATAACTTTTCCATAATTTTTTTTTACAAAAATAACACATTAATTCTTACTAACCAAATTTAATTTATCTTTTTTTGAAAGTTTTTTTATCTGGTATTCTCTTTTACTTGCTGAAGACCTATCAGGTGATTCCTCATGGTAGACCAATTCAACTGGTAGTCTGGTCTTTGTGTACTTTGCACCAGTACCTTTATTATGCGAGGAAACCCTCTTACCCAAGTCATTTGTTATACCTGTGTAGAGGGTTCCATCGTTACATTTTAGTATGTAAACAAACCACATTACTGATTTACTCGAATGTGATTTGGTTCTCGTTGATGTAATTTGTAAAAGCTTGTTCAGCTTCTTCTCTAGTGTTCCAAGGCCCGCCAGGGATTACTTGATCGAATTCTGTTGGGTCTGTTACCATGAACTGACCATTCATTGTTTCGTAAACGAAACTGTTTACAATTTCTGCTGTGATACTCATCTGTGTTATGTTTTTATAAAGGTAATAAATTATTGTTAAAAATCAAAATTATTTGTACAATCTTTCCAAATAATTGTTGATGTTATCGTAAACTTGATTAAAGTTATCATCAATGTAGTATTGTCTAAGTTTTTCACAATTCAAACTATACTCTCTGTCATGACCCAATCTATCTGGAACAAATTCAATTTTAACCTCTTTACCTAACACCTGAGCTATCTTGTTCACCAAACCGATGTTTGTATACTGATTACCCGATCCGATGTTGTAAACAGTATTGATAACCGTTTCATCAAACATTAAATCAATGATAACATCAGCGTTATCGTAAACGTAGATCCACTCTCTGACTTGCATGCCGTCACCATATACTGGAACAGGTTCATCATTCTTAATACAGTTGTAGATCTTTGGTAAGAACTTCTCTGGGTTCTGGTGTTCACCGTAGTTATTACATGTTCTTGTGATCAAGTAAGGTAAACCAAATGTTCTGTGAGCACCCTGGACCAACATATCAGACGCAGCTTTTGTTGCTGAGTAGTATGAACTTGGTTTAAGTGATTCTTCTTCTGTTGCTGAGTGGTTCTCACCAACATCATTCATATCACCATATACTTCATCAGTTGATATGTGAATGAATTTATCTAACTTTGGATTCTGTCTCGCACATTCAATCATATTAAACGTACCTTCAACGTTTGTTCTAACGAAAGGTCTACCATCTTTGATTGAATTGTCCACGTGTGATTCAGCAGCAAAGTGTACAAGGTAATCGTAATTACCAAGATCTTCAGCTGTTACATCACAAATGTCTTTCTGTAACAAAGTTACATTGTGTTTAACATTATCCATGTTACCTGCGTAAGTTAACTTATCTACACAAAGTACATCAATATCGGGGAACTTATCTTTAAGCCTGTTTATAAATGCGGATCCGATAAAGCCCGCACCACCTGTTACCACTACTCTCATATTAATCGATTGTTAAATTATCACCCTCTGCATCCCTAAACCTATATCTAGCGGCCATACCCATATCAAAAACAGTTAGTAGCTCTCTAATATTAGTTATACCATAACCAGTATCGACAATCTTACCAGAACCTTCGTGCTTTAGTTGGTATCGCACCATACCTTTTTGGTATCTGGTTTTATTGATGTAAAGACTCAGATTAGAATCCGATGTGTACTTAGATTCGATCTCCAAAGCTTTCTCATATAATTCGTTTATTGTCATTAGAAATAGTAGTTAAATATTTTGCAGTCGGGGTTTAGATTTGATAGGTCTGGGAAGACCACGTCACCTATTTGGTTATCATCTATGTGTGAGATGTGTAACTCAGTGAAGTATGGGGCATACTTCTCATAGGTTTTCTTACCACCTATACACCAATGAGGTGTTAGATTAATTTTATTTTTCTCATCCAGCATCACTGTTCTATTTGGCAGTGGCGGAAGTTCAGAGTTGGTGTTGTAGCCAACCAACAGGACTTGGTCAAGGGTCAACTCTTTAAAGTGTTGTAGATCTTTTTTGTTCTTCCACAATAAAGAGTTGCCTTTCCCGATGAACCCGAGATTGTTAACAGCGATTACTGCCTTCAATTAATTAAGCTTTGTCTGTTGTTTCAGGTGCAACCTGATTATTTTTCTCCTGGATTTGTTTCAACAATTCCATTCCAAGTAATCCGCTGATTGGGCCGTTAGAACCATCACCACCTTGGATAAGGATTTCAGGGATGATCTTAATACCGTTCTGACCAATCATCTCAGTAACTTTCAATTTACCGAAGTTGTCAGCACCCATGGCGTTAACTTGTTTTTCGTAAGCTTCTGCTGTCGCCTTACCGATAGCTTCGATCTTAGTCGCTTCAGCTTTACCAGTCAACTCAATTTGAGCAGCGTCCGCTTCAGCCATCAATTTCTTAGCCTTAGAATCCGCAGCTGCTTTCAACTCAATTGCTTTAGCTTGACCTTCAGATTTCTTAACCGCAGCCTCAGCTTCACGTTGAGAGATCTCTACCGATTGTTGTGCAGATACCATTTGACCTTGCATGTCAGCCAATGCTTTAGCAGACTCCAATGTCTTACGTTGGTCTTGTGCTTTACGTTGAGTTTCGTATGTCACCTCTTCCTCTTGAGCAATCTTACGATCGGTCAATGTTTTCATCAATGACTCTGGTGGTGTGATGTCACCAATCAAGGTGTCAACAGCATGCACGTTGTACTCTTCCAATACAGTACTGATTGATTTCTTAGCTGCATCTTGACGTGCTTGACGTGTTGATAAGAAAGAGATTACATCAGAATCTTGTGCTGAGTTACGGAAGTAGTTACCGATTGTTGGTTCCAATACTTGGCTTACCAAGTTCTGCATAGAACCGAAACGAGCAATTACCTTCGGTGCCTCAGGAGCTGGGATGTGAATGATTTGCGATACGTCCAAGTTGAATGGGAAACCATCTTTAGAACGTACAGTGATTGTGCTCAAACCTTTATCAAGGTTGTGTGATTCTGTGCGAGCATTCGCCCAGTTCAATACCAAGTTAGTTGTTGGCACAATTTCGATTTTGGTTGTGTATGGGTTGATCGCATACTTACCTGGATCCAATGGTGTAATACAAACACCTTTCTCACCTTTCTTAACGATGTTACCGTGTTTGAAACCATCACCTGTAACATCTCTACCCTCAGTACCAACGTAAGAGATAACAACACCTACGTGACCGATTGGAATTTGTTGCATAGGTACTTTTTCAACCTCAACAGCCCATGGGTTCAATGAATAGTTACCAGCTTGGATAACTTGTGTTTGAAGACCACGTTGACCACCATTCAATAAGAATGTGTCAAAATTTTGGAAGTTGTTGTGACCTTCGATTATGTTACCTGCGATATTCCCTTGGTCCAACGGTGTACCATCTAATGCGGTTACAACACCAACATTACCATCTTCGATATATGTAATGTCCGCTTGGAACAATTCGAATAGGTGTGTGTTGATACGATAAACCCCGTTGTTTAAATAACCAACCTGTTTACCACGTTGACCACCATTTGTTAAGAATGCACGTGCATCTTGGAAATCGTCAGAATCAACGTGTCGTGCTAAGATAGCACCGACTGGTAATTGTGAACCGTCTTTAGCTGTTACTAAACCAATCTTACCTTTAGGAATCACCATAAAACCAACTTGGTCGATAGCGAACTGCCAAATCCAGTAACCCCAGTATAAACCAGGTGCCAAAGTGTCAGCCTGATAACCTGGTTCGCCATTCAATGCGATAATCTTACCGTCAGGTAATTGCTTGTTCGCACCAAACAATACGAATTTCTTGGTAACCAAACCAATCTTGTCTTCAGGTATGATAACCATACCAAAAAATACTCGTAGTATAAACTTATAGAATAATACCACTAAAACTGCTGGGATCAAAGCCCATGCGTAACTCGGTACGCTAGATAAAAAATTTGTCATCTGTTATTTATTTTGATTCTACAATTGTGTATGTTCCTTCCATAACCCCATACCCAGATTCTTCGTGAAACTCATAAGTTTCCGCCACATCAGTGGAGTCCATTTGGCGGGTTAGATACCAAATTTCTTGCTCTTTCCATGTGATGTTAATAAGTTTTCGACCTTTGGGTAAATTGATGGTACCTTCACCGCCAAAGTTTTTAACTCGACTATTTTCAGTACATGATGCTAACATGAACACCATCACCGACATAATAAACACTATTCTTTTCATATTATTTTTTTTTATTTCTTACAAATGTAATACTATTATTTTTAGTAACCAAATTTATTTTACAAAATTTCGTCAATCACACCTAATTCTTTTGCTTCCTTTGAATCAATGAACCAATCAACTTTACCGTCATAAACCTCTTTAAGTTTCTTCTTACTGATGTTCGTGCTTTCGAGTGTGACGTCTTCTATCATCTTCTGAAGTCTTCTAACCTCAATAACCTCTTCTTCGATGTCTTTCGCTTTACCACGGAGACCTGATGAAACTTGGTGATATAGGTAAGTTGATTTAGGGTATCCAAATCTTTTTTGTCCTGAGACTGAGATAAGGAAACCGCAGCTCATTGCGCAACCAGTTACGATTGTATGTACTGGTGTCTTAGCTTGCTTCATCACACCAAGTAACCCCATACATTGGTAAACCTGCCCACCGTATGAATCGATATACAGTTTAATTGGTTTTGGTACGTAAGCTAAATCATGCAAAGCGTATAGCTTTGTTAGATACTCATCATTATCACAAATTTCAACGATTGATTTTGTAATTGAGTTGATACTGTCTTGATCAACTTGTTTTGCTAAATAAAGGTTTCTTTCCTTTGGAGCTGGTAGGTCTATGCTTGCCATTTTAATTTATTGAGTTTAATTTATTACGTACTTCTGTTAGTGATGTTTCATTAACGAATCGACCTTCCTCGTAGATTGTTTGTAAGATACCTTGAGCCTCTTGTTCCCAAGTACATTGTGTTAACACCTCGTGATCTTCAGTCACGCAGATTAAACCTTTCAAAGATTTCTTAGTCCCATCGTCAGTGATCGGATCTTTGTAGATATCATAACCAACTTTCTTAAAACCAAGTATACCATTCTCGTCAGGAGTATTTGCAATCGGGTCTAGTTCCAATACTTCAAACCAAGCACCTTTGGCTGCGAAACCTAATGTGTCTCTCGTGTTCATTTGATAAGTGAAAGACCCAACCCCAAGAACGATGTTAGTTGATGCGAATCCTTTAGCGGCTAATCTTTCGTAGATTTGGATTTGACGGTCCAATGTGATTGAGTCACCGTAGATTGCTCCGATGTGTGGGTCAAGAACTTTATAACCTTGTTCGTTGATTGTACCACCAAAGATGTCCCAAAGTAATTCAATAACTCCTTTTTCTTCAGATGAAAGAATTGATTCTCTGCTCAATTCGTAATCATTGTAGTGGTCCGCATCTTCAAATATTTGTGTACCACAGATAATATCTACAGGGTTTCCTGAGTCAGGACGGATAACCAACTTACCATCACGAGTCATGATAGCTTCTTTGTTTGCTGGCAAGTATTCTGTGATCAATTTCCACAAGTCAAATGTATCTGACACGATTGATAAGATTCCTTTAGGGAAATCAACCAACCAATCAGTGATCATTTGTTGTTCACCAACCGTAAAAATTTTGGTTGTTGATACTGAGTGTTCAGATGCGTTTACTGAACAGATTGCAACCTGATCTTCTGGTTCATTGTAATAGTAACGTGAACCTGGAATACAGATAATTGTATCAGAACCCAAGAAAGAAGATGCGTGGCCAAGACCACTTGATAACATATCCCATGGACTTAATCCACGAGCGGAGAAGTCATGGCAAAGGAATGGGATCAAGAAAGCATTTGCTGGATCCGTTTTCATAACCCATTTAACAACATTACGTTTGTATTGTAATGCGATTGTAGCTGATGTTGATGGTTTCCAAGCCAATGAACTAATGATTGTCTCCAAGTACAATGTCAACCATGCGAATCCGTCAACAGTGTTGATGAACGTCATGTGAGGTACATTTGGATTTGTCTCAATACCTTCAGGTAAAGCTTTAACTCTGATTGGTAAGTAACCTAAACGGTGAAGTGCGACAAAATGCGATGCATCATAGTCCATGCCAAGATACATTGACATGTCTTTACCGAATTCAACAGCAACTTGCTCAGGTAAGCTGAAGAAGTTCTCTTGGAACTCATCGTGCAACCATCTAACAACCAGTTGTTGTCCAAATGATACAATCTTAGTCACACCTTTTGGTGCGTACTTAACACTACGTGGAATCCAAGTACCGTACAAACGGGTTGTGTTTTTTGCTAACATTTTTTTGTGTGCTGTTTTATACCCATCCGTATAAAACAAACTGTTTGGTCTAAACATATTTTCGATTTTTTTTTCAAAGTTAATGATATTTCTTTAAGAAAAAAATTATTTCGCTTTTTTCTTAGATTTTTTTGGTTGAGAACCTGAAACGCCAGGTATTCCTGGTTTACCCATTAAAGAATGGGAATATGGGGGTGGCGGTGGTGGTGGGTTTCTATGTCCTAGGTTGGAATATCGTGGTGGCGGTGGTGGTGGCGGTGCGTTTCTATGCCCTGGTGTTATATCAACAGGTTTTATATTATAACCATCTGATAATATCTCATCAAGATATTCATCATCAGTCTTATAGTACATTGAAGTACTTGAAGTACCCCTCATATCAACATAATAAGGGTCTAGCACATGAGCTTTATTTTGAGTGCTACCAGTAACAGTATTATTAAACTTAGGTTCTTTATTTTCGTTCTTAACCCACGGGCTTTCCTTATACTCCTCAACTGGTTTAGGTTTTTTAACTTTAATAGCGCTTATTACTTCATGGTTATTTGGGTGTTGGATAACCTTTGATTCACCAATGGAGTTAACCCAATTAACAACTTTATTTAATAGATTGTGTAGATCAAACATTGTTTATTAATAATTGATATGTTAGAAATAATTGAACGTAGTGTAGGACTTGATCAAATCCGATTACAGTAAACGCACCTGTGTTGGGGATCGGGCTTCCATATTCTTCGTTTGCAAACTTTCTACTAACAATTCTACTGGTAATATAATCAGTGATGAAGTGACAGCAAAATGTTAGTAGGAAAAATAAAACGGAAGAATAGACATACCATTCAGTGGTTTCATTGGGTCTTGCAATTCCTAATAGGAAACATGAGGCAAATAACCAAATAGTTGAGTAGGTTATTACGTGCTTGTAGAGAGCCTCATTACTTTTGCTCTTGTTGGTTGCCCATACTTCCGCTTGACAAACAAAGTCCGCAACCCAATGGATGAAGATAATGGTTAAAACGATTGCTAGTGTCATATTTATTATCTTTTATCAAAATAGGTGGTGAATAATACTAAAAGTGCGATACATACACAGATACCAATTACGATGATGCCCACTACTTGGGCTACTGGGTGTAAATTTTCCATATTATTTTATTTTTAATTCCATTTTCTTTCCAACAAAGGTAAGTTATTTTTTTTACATTTTCTATATAAAGTATTTATATTTTTTTGACCACATATCCTTAGTGCTGATGAACCTTTTGTTGTAATATATACAGTTGAGTCAATATTAAAATATTTTTTTAGCATTAAACCACAAAACTCTAAAAACTTAATCCAATTGTAGTGACATTCAATTTTCATTGTTATTGGTTTTTTATTTTTAGATTTTGACATACAACCATCACCATCATAAAACCCAGCAAAAACACTTAAAAACTTTTCTTTGTTGTTAATCCATGTATAATCAATACATTCATATGTTTTATTTTTACTAATCCCTAAATTTTCTTTTAGGATTTTACCATATTTTACATCTTGACATGTAAAATTATAATAAACACCTTCGGAGTATTCTGTTTTAATTTTTCTATGTTTTAAATTAACACCCAAATAATCTGATATTTTTTTTAAATGATGTGA